TTATTTTGCCAACGCCAGTTTAATGCTTTCCATCACAATGGGGTCTTCCGGCGTCATATCCGGGGAAAAACGCTGGATGACCAATCCGTCCCTGCCAACTAAAAATTTCTCAAAATTCCATAAAATATCATCAGGGTACAGCGGTGCACGACCTTTGCTGACCATACGGGCATAGAATCCGCTCTCTTCCGGCGCGACTGCGGTCGGCGCTGCGGCAATCAATTTTTGATACAGCGGATGGCGTCCTTCGCCATTAACTTCAATCTTACTGAACATCGGGAACGTCACCCCCCATGTGGTGGTACAGTAAGTTTTAATCTCTTCATCGCTGCCCGGTTCTTGTTCCAGAAACTGGTTGCACGGGAATCCCAGCACCACAAAACCTCGATCGGCCCAGGCTTTCTGAATATTCTCCAACTGCTCATATTGCGGCGTTAAGCCACACTTTGAGGCGACATTGACAATCAACAGCACATTACCGGCGTACTTCTCCAGCGTGGTCACTTCACCGTCGATATCTTTCACTACGGTCGTCAGAATGGAATCTTGCATCGTTTCTCCTGGGTGTGGTCAGTAAAAATCTTAGCTTTTAATCATAGACCGTCTTTTTGCGGCTAACGTCCTGCTTTTAACAATAACCAGATAAACACCGGCGCACCCAACGTTGCGGTGACCACGCCAATAGGCAGCTCTGCGGCAGCTAATGCCAAGCGCGCTACAACATCGGCCAGCAGCAATGCGCTCGCCCCTGCCAGCGCGCAGCCGGGAAGTAATACGCGATGATCGGTTAAACCACACAACCGAAGAATATGTGGGATCACCAGACCAATAAAGCCGATAGCACCCGCCAGCGCCACACTGACGCCAACCATCCAGCCGGTCGCTGCCACCAGCACATTGCGCCAGAACCACAGGGGTAAACCCAGTTGCCGCGCCGAGATCTCGCCAAGTGCTAACATATTCATCGGCCTGGACTGACAACAGATCCACAACAACACGGGGATCAATGCCAGCATCAGCCAGCTTTGCCGCCAGTCTACGCCGCCAAAACCGCCCATCATCCAGTACATCAGCTGACGTAAATCAACAGAGGTGGAAAAGTAGATAGCCCACGTCATTAGTGCGCTACAGATAATCCCTAATGCAACGCCAGCCAGCAATAACCGACTGGTCGAAAGATGACGACGGGCGAAACGTAAGAGTATTAAAGTGATGATAAGCGCGCCAGCAATCGCACACAGCCCTAGTGCCCAGTTTGGGAGTTGCCCTTGCCCAAGCAATACCGCGGCGATAAGCCCTACGCCTGCGCCGTTAGAGACGCCAAGTAGTCCAGGTTCTGCCAGAGGATTTTCAAACAACGCCTGCATTACTGCGCCGGATATAGCCAGCGCCGCACCAACCAGCAATACAGCCAGCGTACGTGGCAGGCGAATCTGCCAGACGAACAGTTCGCCACGAGGAGAAAACCAGTCACCTGGCGAGATCCATTGTTCACCGGCGCAAAGGCTTAAGAGAAGCGCCAGCAGCATCAAAACTGACAGGCATAATAACCAGCGAATATTTTGTCGCTGTTGTTGGCGGGCAAGTGTCAGCATGGTATCCGTTCTGCTGAAGTGTCATGGCGTTGATTTTACGGTGACTCTTCGACAGTGAAAAGAAAAAAGGCCGCAGAGCGGCCATAAACACAAGTAAAAATCAATAAGTTAGATAATTATCAAAGACTTACAGACACACAAAAACACAGCCAACCACAACAAATAACAGGGATGTGGTCACTTTGTGGATCATATCGCCGCCATAAATTTACTTAATAACAGTAACCACAGCCACAAGCACGGCCATCGCAGACAGGACAATACCTGTGAGTAACCAAGTCTGATTTGCAAATGATTTCTGAAGTTCAGTACGATGCTCAGCCATCTCAACTTTCAGAGACTGGCGTAAATCAGCCATCTCAGACTTCAGGGATTGGCGAGATTCTGCCATCTCAAGCCTCAACCCTTCGCGAATCTCCAGTACATCAGATTTGGTAGCAAAGGATTCGCTTCTTGTGGTGAGAGTAATCAGGTTGTTTTTGATTTCAGTCACATCACTTTCCAGGCAACTGACCCGCCGTTCAAGGTCGTCATTCATGCCATCACCTCCATCATTACCACTTCCTGTTACTTGGTTGTTGGATACATTATAGGCATTCTCTTTCTTTTTTCTGAACCGCGAAATATGTGCAACATTCTCTGCCATCACTTCTCATCACCCTGCTTGCCTACCCAGTTCATAAAGGCCCGGGCCGAGTAACGATGAACAAACCCACATCTGTTACAGGTAAGTCGGAATTCATAGTTATGGATATTTTCCCGATCATGTCCCTCATATCCCGGATACCCAGTAAATGGACCGATATAATCAAGCATAACAAGAGTGCCTAAATCACACTCCTCAGCAGTTTTCGGCTCAGGCCCCACCTCAACAATATTCGTCAAATACATGTACATATCCGTATCGCCACACGACAAACATTTTTCATTCGTAGACGACTCATTGAGAAAACGCGCAAAATTATCGAGCGTTGCCATTCTTTTAAGTTCATCTAAATGAAACTTCACTCTTAAGCACCTCCTAGTGGATTAAACCTCACCGCATCCTGCAGGTAATCCGGCGCAAGATGGGCATAAATCATCGTTGTCTGAATCTTTGCGTGCCCCAGAATTTTCTGGAGCGTCAGAATATTGCCGCCGTTCATCATGAAATGACTGGCGAAGGTGTGGCGCAGCGCATGAACAGCCTGGCCGTCAGGAACATCAGGTGCGACCGTTTTGATGACATCGCGAACCAATGAATAATCCAGCGTCGGAAACACCAGTTTCCCGCCCCGTTTTTTGATCTTTTCAAACAGGCTTTCAGAAATAGGAACGGTACGGTTTTTGCTGTTCTTCGTTTTTGAAAAAGTGATTCGACAATGAAGAACACGGCGCTGCTCCAGTGCCGCTACCTCGCCCCATCGCGCCCCGGTCGACAGAAGGATTTCGACAGCCAGCCGTTCATCGGGATTTTCAGCCAGTGCATCCAGCAACTGAACACATTCAGACTTACTCAGATATCCCATTTCACGCTCGTTAACCTTCATTCCTTTAAGGCCTTGAACGGGGTTATCATTAAGAAAATGGCCGGATGAGATGAGTGCGGTAAACATCGCGCTTAACGCCCCAATCTCTCGATTTATGGTGCTGGGCTGTATCCCCTGCTCTATCCTGGACACACGTAGCTCGGTGAGCATCGTTGTATTAAGTTTATGCACGCACGGGTCATCCATTGCCTCACTCAAGCGCAGCAATTTAAGGCGCGTGTTATGCCCTGACTTCATTAGCTGGCCGTGGTATTTCCACCACAAGTCAATAAGCACTGACAGAGGACGGCGATCAATAGAGTTTCCTTTCCACTCATTGTTATGCTGTTGCGCCAGCACCCACCGCTCATATAAAACTGCATCCGATTTCGTTTTAAATTTTTTACGAATGCGTTTGCCTTTACGCCCCTCCGGGCGCATGTCAAGAAGATACCCTCCCGGAATTGATTTTATGCTCATTCGTGAAACCCCAGCGTTACAAGACCACCATGCCCCCAGCGTTCCATGATTAGCCGGGCTGTGTACCAGTCTTGCGGGGCTTTTGAGAAGACGATGTGTTTTCTGGCCCATCAGGGGAGAGAGAGGGACTGATCTGCCCAGCAGCCTCATTTGTTTTTCCCGTCATAAGCCATATAGTGTATTTTTCGAAATCCTTAGAATTAATTACGCGATCAACAACGCTTAAACCAACCTCTCTTTTACCGCTCTCATAATTCTTTATAGTTCCGAGATTTATCCCAGTAACATCAGCAAACTCAGCTTGAGTTAACCCTTCACTTTTCCGTATCTCTTTCAGTTTTTTTTCGTACCCACTTGACATGGTGGTCTCCAGACGACTAAATTAACCCTAAAAGTCGCCTATAGACGACTTTTAGCAACAAATAACCACAGACTGAACAGGTTATCACATCATGACAAAGCTCTTGAACACATACGAGCAAGCGGATTTTGAGCGTTTGGCGGCGTTCTACCCATACCGCGATGAGCATGGATTACCGGTACTCGAAGAAAGCCTGAAAGATTACGCGAAGCGTACCAATCAAACTGTTAATGCAGTGAAAAGGCAGGCTGACAGAGCAGCCCTTCCCATCAACCAAGAAGAAAAAAACTCAAAACGTACAGTAAATCTCTTCGCAATTTTCCTGAAAACCATCAGAAACGCAGAGAAATACGTGCAGATGACAAAATAACGAGGTGTCATTTTATGCTGAAGCAACGCCGTAATTTTCGCACCGAAACGGAACGCCAAGCTAACCGTTTCGCTACCAGCGCATCACGCAGCAACATCCGCTACAGCCTGAGCGAGACGCACGCAACGCCAGATGGCCATACAGTAAAACAAATTGGCGAACACACCTGGCTGATTGAAAAAGCTGGAATCGTGGTTCAGAGATGCCAACGCAACCCATTTACCGGAAACCGCATTTTTGCTCTGAGCAACGGCGACAATCAGTTTGGACAGGATTTCACATTGTACGAAGCACTTCGCACGGTTGATCGTCTGCTTCGCGGGCAAAGTTTTATTAAACAGACTGATTTATAACAGGTGCGTTATGACCAAAGAGCATGCACAAGGTGTATTTATCCGTTTTATTGATTTTCGCGGTGAACTGTTATTGCGCGCATCAGCTATTGATGGAGTTGTCCCATCAGAAAAAAATGCAGCTACTTACGTTTATCTGAACGGCACGCGCCTGACCGTAGAACTTCCGTACCAGACTGTACACGGAATCATTAGCGAAGCTGAAAAAGCACGTAAGATTAATGGCGATGAACCCTATATCGAAATTATTTGTATAGATTCAGAAGCTGAAATTCAGAAAGCAGATTAAAGGGCGTTGCGATGGGCAAAGAATATAAAACTCTCATTAACAAAGCACTTGAGCGTTTTTATTTTCGCTTAAGTGCATCAGGCGCTCATGCTGAACGTGCAGCCCGTGACTCATTGACCAGGGCAATCCGGAGTCTGTATGACGTGGCTTTTTACGCTGATGATCTGGATGCACTTAACGAACTTTCCGAGCTGATCTGTGCCGCAGAATGCGGGGAGCATATTGAACCGTATAAGCTGGGGAATATTGCATGAGTATATTTATCTCATGGCTTGTTCTGATTATTTCGGTGGTCTGCGCCATTGGGATTATGCAAATTATTCATTCAGTAAAAAAGATTGAACGCTTTTTCACTGGCGAATAACAGCGCAAATAAAAACCCTAGGTTAAATAAGAAAATGTAAAAACAATCCGCATTCGCGGAGGTATTCGCACACGCCCAGGAGGCGTAATGGCAATTAAGCATTTTCCTGTCGTTCGTTTCACTTCCAGAGGACGTGAATACGAAGTCGACGAACGCCTGATTACCACAATCGACAAACACCGCTCAGAAAAGGATGCACACCACATCTATCTCACTGACGGTACTTACTTCTGCGCCACTAATGTGGCGCGGGTGAATCTTATCCGACAGGTACAGGATTCACGTAAATGAGCAGGAGAAGAATCACTCGCAGACATCACCGCACACACCTGAATTCCTCAGCAACGCTAAAGGCACTTATTCAAAGCGAGATCGGTGATTTCTTCGCGGGAGTTGGCTCACCAGGTGAACCAGAAACACCAGAAGCGATGCAGCGTGAGCTCATGATACGCATAGATAACACTTTTGATTTCTTCTACAGCATGCACGGAATTAAACAGAAATGAACCTCAAGCCAGCAATAACTACTCGTAGAACGCCAATTTCTGTAACCGACCGCTTCTGAGTTTTTTGGCAGGAAGCCTTCGCACATCCTTAGTAGAGAGAATTGCAGCATGATTGACGCTCATGACTTCACAAGATGGGTGCGCACACAGGACACCCGTCTGGCTCCCGTTCTCCAAGGATTATTTGATCTTTACATCCGTGGTCGTGACAACAGAGCACGCACTACAAAACCGGAGAATGTGGATACCCTTTATTTCACAGTAGACGACTGCTACCGCGTGGACTTCACACCACACGGACTGGCGTTGCACTGCCTGACACCGCACGGCGAATCACTGCTGGCGTATTACGACTCCCCGGCCTCCGTATTTGCGGCAATGCTGGCGCATCGCACTGCTGGCGGG